TTTTGGGCTTTACCTTATCAAGTAAAGAGTTGGTAACAGCCCGACGACTGAAAGCATAGGTGAAGTCCTCAGTCTGGTCGCGTTTCTTTTCATCCTCTAAGATGGCGTCAGCAAAACCAAGTTCTATGGCCTTTTTGGCATTAAGCCAGGTTTCAGCATCCATTAGATGGGAGAGCTTTGTTCTTGACTGACCCGTCTTGATTTCATAAGCGTTTATAATGCTCTCTTTAACTTCAGAAAGCATGGCGATGGCTTTTTTCATTTCCTCGCTATCGCCGATGGCCACTGTAAGGGGATTATGGACCATCATCAGGGCTGTTGGTGCCATAAGCACTGTTGTTCCTGCCATAGCAATGACAGAGGCAGCTGAGGCTGCAACACCATCAATTTTTATGGTTACAGAGCCTTTGTAATCCATTAGCATAGAGTAAATCTGACTAGCTGCAATGCAATCACCTCCTGGAGAATTGAGCCAAATAACAATGTCACCCTCGCCAGCATTTAATTCTGTCTTAAATGCTTTAGGGGTGACATCATCATCAAACCATGAGTCTTCGGCAATTACGCCGTCTAGATAAAGTGTTCGAACGCCAGTGTTATCATCTAGCGCCCAGTTCCAAAACTTCTTCATTTAGATTCCTCCATTTCTTTGATATTTGCGAACGCGCCTGCGTCCTGTAGCTTTGTCATGGCACCGTTAATAAGGTAAAGATCGCCACCTAATTCTTCTGGTATTCTATCCAGGTTCTCAAGTTCTCTAATATCATTGGCACTCATCCAGCCATTCTGCCTTGCGGTGGCATAACCACTCATACGGCTTACATAATCACCACGTAGTAAGCCATCCACGTTAAACTTGATAAAGACATTAGGTTTCTCGCTTTCCATGAGAAGAGCGCGACACATGGACTGTTCCCAGCGGACCACCCAGGGGTCGAGGGTGTATTTTACAAACTCAAGTGATTGCTGTTCGATGTTACTAAAGGATGACTTTTCTAGGTCAGCAAGCATATGAGGGGGAACTCTAAAAATACGAGCAATCTCATTGATCTGAAACTTTCTGGTTTCAAGGAACTGTGCCTGCTCAGGAGATATACCAATAGGCTGATACTTCATCCCTTCTTCAAGGACAGCCACCCTATGGGCATTCCCGCTTCCTTGATAGGCTGCGTTCCAGGATTCTTTAATCCTTGCAGGGTCCTTGATGGTACCGGGGTGTTCTAGAACACCTCCAGGTGATGCACCATTAGCAAAGAACTTAGCTCCATATTCCTCTGTTGCAATGGCAAGGCCCACAGCATTTTTCGCCATAGCAATAGGTGAATAGCCAACCAGCCCATCAAAGCCAAGTCCGGGGATATGAAGAACGTCTGATGGTGATAGATACACCTGATGCTCTCTACCAAGAGAAGGGACATCCTCATTGCCACGCTGGTACATATAGAAAAGCCGACCACTTGAATCGCGATCGACAGTCATTTTATTTGGCATTAGTGGGTAAAGAGAAATCACTTCACCTCGTGCATTTCTAATAATCTGAGCATAAGCATTTCCCCATAATAAAAGATGACTCATCAGCGTTTCTCTAAAGGCAAAGGAAGTCATCTCTGGGTTTGGTTCATCATGAAGTAGTTTATATAACGGATGTTTTAGGTTTTTTTCCTTGCCACCTGAATCATTGTACCTATAAACATGTAGCGGAAGCCCAGCCAGTGTCTCCGATAAGATTCTCACACAGCTGTACACTGCGGTCATTTGCATGGCGGTTTGCTCGTTAACTGATTTTCCAGCGCTGGTGCCTCCAAAAAAGAAGCTGTAATAGCTTCCTGAAAGAGCATTTTTAGGTTTATCACGGGCCTTAAATATTCCTTTTAGTATTCCCATGTAGATCTACCTCCTTTCCTAAAACACAAGTAGTCCTCTCCCATCATAAACAGAATTACCAGTTTCTCCACCACAGCGAATTGCTCGGTCTAGTGCCATTATTGTAGCCACAGCTCCGTCAATTTTTTCTGTGGATTTTTCTTTATCTGCTTTTATATTTCCAGCCGGATCAGTCCTGATAAAAATATTATCTACCATCCACCTGAGAACAGGATGACCGCCATGAGCGATTTTTTCTTCTAGCGTTAATTTCATCAATTCCTTTGTAGGTGGAGACATGTCTTTAAAGCCCTGACCAAAAGGAACAACAGTAAAACCTAAATTCTCTAAGTTCTGTGTCATCTGCACTGCTCCCCAGCGGTCAAAGGCAATCTCACGAATGTTATATTTCATTCCCAGGTCTTCGATAAAAGCTTCAATAAATCCATAGTGGACCACATTGCCTTCGGTGGTTAGAAGGAATCCTTGTTTTTCCCAGACATCATAGTTCACGTGATCCCTTCTAACCCGAAGGTCAATACTATCTTCTGGTATCCAGAAGTAAGGAAGGACTACATATTTATCATCTTCATCTTCTGGAGGAAAGACAAGGACAAAGGCTGTTATATCTGTCGAAGATGAAAGGTCCAGTCCGCCATAACAGACCCGCCCTTTAAGCAATTCGGGGTCAACCGGAAAAGCACAAGCATCCCATTTATCCATAGGCATCCAGCGAATGGCTTGCTTAACCCACTGATTTAATCTAAGTTGCCTGAAACTATTTTCTTCAGCTGGATTTTGTCTTGCGGACTCATAAGCCACTTTTACTTTGTCCATACTGACAGTGATACCAAGGGATGGATTTGCTTTCTTCCATACCTTTGGATCTGACCAGTCATCTTCCAAGTCAGCTCCATAAATGACGGGATAAAAGGTAGGATCAGTTTTTCTACCGTTCATAATATCCAGAGCCTTTTGATGGACTTCCCAGCAGATACTATTTTGGTTATCACCTGCAGTGGTGATTAAAAAATATAGTGGCTGCATCCTGGCGTCACCACTTCCTTTGGTCATAACATCAAAGAGCTTTCTGTTTGGCTGTGTGTGTAACTCATCAAATACAACACCATGCGTATTGAAACCATGTTTATTTCCAACATCCGCTGATAATACTTGATAGATACTTCCTGTCGGCTGATAGATGAGCCTTTTCTGTGAATCTAAAATCTTCACCCGTTTGGATAAGGCTGGGCACATTCGTACCATATCCGCTGCCACGTTAAAAACAATAGATGCCTGATTACGATCTGCAGCGCAGCCATAAACTTCTGCACGTTCTTCGTTATCTCCACAGGTTAAGAGCAGGGCAACAGCCGCCGCAAGCTCACTTTTTCCCATCTTCTTTGGTATTTCCACATAAGCAGTATTAAACTGACGATAGCCATCAGGTTTTAAGGTGCCAAAGAGATCCCGGATTATTCTCTCTTGCCAATCTATCAGTTCAAAAGGCTTTCCTGCCCAGGTTCCTTTGGTGTGAGAAAGGCATTCAATAAAGCCTACGGCATAGTCCGCCATCTCCTTGCTGTAATGGGAATCCTTCGCCATATAGACAGTGGGTTTATACTTCTTTAATTTTCGGATATGCGGACACCTCCTTACATAATGACATAAAAAATAGACCCTAAGGTCTTCTATAACGAGGAAAAGAGCTATGCAGCCCTATTCCGCTATGCGTTTCTATCTTGTTGTTAATTGTATTTCTTCATCAAAGCTTCAAGCGCAGCTTGCGCATTGGCATCGATGGGTTCAATGTCCCAACCTCTATCAAAGTTTACAATGATCTGGCCATCTCGCTTTAGCATCAGTTTTGAAATCCTACCTTCATCAATGCCGTAAGGGGAGCCTAAGTCAAAGCTTTTAATCCAATAATGAATGGTTTTATTTTCGACTTCGATTTTACCTTTTCTCCACATGGTCTAACCCCCTTAAATGCTAACCAAGATGGCTGGTAGAATTTGCTTTTCGCCGGTCTGCCAGTCGGTGTAGCTTGTCTTAACCTTGGTAAGTCCGTCCATCCTGCAACCGTGCTTTTCAAATTCGGCAAGGGTTGCGATCAGTCCTGAGAAGGTGCTTGAAATGGTGATGTGGTCTATTCCGTAGGCTCTGCAGGCTTTAACAATGGGTTCGATGTCGTAATCCCAAATGACCTCAGAAAAGTCGATGGTGTCGTTTCCTGCTTCCTTGCTTCTTTCGTAGGCCCAGTACATGGTGCTGTTGATTCCAGAGTCCTTAAAATTTGCGCCTGCTGCTTTGGCCTCTTCAAATGCTTTGATTTCTTTCATGTTCTCATCCTCCATTTAGTGTGGTTTTGTTTTGGTATTACATATATCACTCTAAACGAGAATAATAGCAAGTCATTTCTGTAGTAATAGAGTAGGTTTCTGGTTTAGAGGCTAATCTTCAATCCCACAGTAGCGTGGATAGTCATAGCCTTCAGGATTGGTGAGTAGCTTTTCACCAGTGTCTTTGTTAATGACCCTAATACACCTAAGCTCACCTTTTTCGTTAGTGCCGCCATCTGACTTCTTGATCCAGGGCTGGTCCTCTAGAAAATTGCTGGTGAACTTTTTAAACTCTGAATCACTGAGTTCAACTTCTCGAATCACAGTGTAATCAGAACCAATGACGCCATCTTCCTTCGCTTCTACAGTTGCTTCCTTTAGTTCCTTAAGGTTGTAGAACTTTCGACCAAATAATGCCTTCATTGCTATGCCTCCTCCCTGGATTTTTCATCGATTACTTTGCAAGAATCAATGCCGTAAACCACATTCAAGCTGCTGCCGTTGTCCCACTGAACCATGATGGAGCCTGTGTCATCCACTCCCCACACGGTTCCTTTTGTGCCTGTCGGTGGTGCTTGCACATCATCCATCCAAAGGAGCTGAACCCTGGCTCCTGCGAGGTACTGCTTACGTAGGTGGCCCAGTCTTTCTTTACTGATCGGTTTCATTGGGAGCACCTCCTTTGAAAGCACTGCTTCCTGAGAGGTTCTGAAGAAGAATCTTTCTGTGGGTTTTGAATTCCTCTCCGATAAATCCGAGGCGGAGAAGGAAGCAGCGGAATGCGTATTTTTCATTGTCGATTTCTTTCTCTTTTACGGTGATTCTCTTTTGGGTTTTCGCCATCTCACAAAGCTTTGTAATGAACTGGGAGTAGGCTTTTATCTCCTCTGGATTTGGCAACTTAGAAAACCAAGGGAAGCTAATGCGTTCATCATCGGCTTCAATGGGAAGGGCATCTACATTCAAAGCTTTCTTAATGAGGTTGCCTTTTGCCTCTAACAGTTTGGCTAGCTTCTCCAGGTCCTCATCGGAGAGGGAGTCTTTTGGTATCTGGACGATGAGTCCAGTTTCCTCAGGTTCCGCTTCAGCAGGAGAGGGTTCATCCACCTCAACTTCAAACCCTGCATCTTGTAGCTTTTTCATCAGCGTCTTGATATCGTCCTGATCCAATTCGTTGTCAAAGGTAAGCTCTCCGTCTTTTCCGATG